TGGCATTCCCACAGAAACTGCATTTTTCATTAGTGTAACGACACTATCAAATTTATCTGTAGAAATTAATTCAACTGCTTGTTCCAAGGCATCTTTGAATGCTTGCCTCTTGCAAAAATCAAGTGACTTATCTTTAACATAGTGAAGATCAGATACGTTAGGACTAACCTTTGTTCTGTGTAAAAAGTCAACAACTTGATCTCTTAGAATTGTATCGTTTGTTTCCGTAAGTTCTTCTTTTATAATAGAAACAAGCAGCCCTAGGGTTGGAAAGCACTTATATTTTTTGTGATACGCAAAATATTTTTCAGCAAGATAGCTTAGAGCCTTTACTTCAAAATAGTCCGGACTCATCACTTCAGTCATCTGTGCTGCCCATGCATGGTCTGATATTAACCCCTGAAAGACTGTTTCTTGAAACTGTTTTCCGTACTGGGAAAATAAACCTGGGTGTTCTACAATATTTCTTTCCATCCTGCTGTTTTCCTATTTGCAGTTTTTAATTGACATATAAAACGAATCAACGTCAAAATTATTGACGCCTTCTCTCATCAAAATTCTCATCAGTGATATTTTATTACGCACAGGCTCAAAAGAATCAAGAGAATTTTTAATTTTTTCAATTTGTTGTCCTGAAAGGTTTTTGATATCCAGATACATCAATTTCCAGTTGCTTAGGGCAACATTTCCTTCTTCGATAATCGAATCCAATATTTTCAGCTTTTTTGTTTCTGCAAGACTATGTGCACCTTCAATTACATCTGAAACTGTAACATGTTTGCTTTCAGCTAGCTCGGGAAATCTTTTGGACAAAGACTTAAATCCTGCGTGAGAAACACCTTTTATTCCGTCAGATGGATCTCCAATAAATGCCCTTGCGGTAACAAAGTTAGAAACACTTACACCGAATTTTTCTAAAACCTTTTTCTCTGTTATGTATTTTTTTTGACCTGGTGACCATTGCGTTACGCGGTCATCTATCAATTGATACAAGTCCTTATCTGAAGAAACTACAACACACTTTTTGTCACGATAGTGATACTTTGTCATGTATGCAATGACGTCATCTGCTTCACAGTCTGACACATACATCTGCCTGATTGGTACACTTTTTAATGACTCAATCAATAAAGCTATCTGCTTATTTCTATTTGCATAAGTGTCAGGTATGTCATCCTCATAGTAACGATTTAATTTTTGAGGTCGTCTTCCTTGTTTGTAGTTAGGCATAATTGCGCGACGTCTCATTGATCCGCCGCCTTCCCAAACAACTACAATTTGCTCTGGATTGCACCTTTCACTTAGAAGGCGTAAACCTTTGAGAAACCCTACAAACCCTCCCAGATGTTCTCCGTTTTGGCTCATTGTAGGATTTACAACAAAGTGTCTAGTAAAAAAGTTCAACCCGTCTACTATAAGAACAGGTTTATCAAGCATATTATCCCTCAGGATTGATTAGTTCGTCTTCAATTTCTAGAGCAGCTGCCCTAACTTCTTCATATGATTCTAGATCAATTTCTTGTGCTGACTTTCGAACTAGTGCATCATTAAGCATTGCTTCAACGTATTCAGAATACTCAGGGTCGCTAATGATATCACCGAAGTCTGCTTTATAGAATTTCTTTTCTACTAGAACTTCGCCTGTGTCGCGACTAAACACTGTGAGCTTTTTCCACGCACCAGCGCCAGACATTTCAATAATCTTAGTGTCAGTTTCTGTCTTGCCATGTTTTCTTAGCAAGTCAAACATTTGCTCATGCTCTTTAATTCCTACACCAAAGTGGATTTCAAAATTTACTGTTCTAAAAGGAGGAGCAACTTTGTTCTTGATTGTCTTGGCAGAAACATTGATTCCAATTACTTCTTTATCCTTGTTTGTGATTTGCTGTCCTGCACCTAACTTGATTCGGACAGACGAGTGAAAAGGTATTGCTTTGCCACCCGGTGTTGTAGTTGGATCTCCATACATAACACCAATTTTGGTTCGAATCTGATTCAGACAAATCATTAACACATTTTGATTTGCAATAATTCCTGTAATTTTGCGCATCCCTTTAGAAATAGCGCGCGCCTGAAGACCTATGGAATCTTTGTCATAATCACCAATAAGCTCTGCCTTGGGAGAGGTAGCTGCAACAGAGTCCCATATGATTGTGATAGGGACATCCTTATCCATTGCCTTAGCTCTCATAATAGTAGATTCAGCAATAGCAAGAACTTCTTCTGTGCAGTGTGTATCAACATAGACAAATCTTTTACTAATATCAACACCTAGCAAAGAAAGATTTTCAACGCTTGTTGCATTTTCGGTATCAATATAGACAACAATACCTCCCATTTGCTGAGTAGATCTTGCAATCTGAATTGCGATATGTGACTTGCCAATAGACGGAGGACCAAAGATTTCAACGATACGACCCTCAGGTAACCCGCCATCCGCACGATTTGCAATGATATAGTCAAGCTGCTTTGAGCCTGTTGATATCCATCGATTCACGTGTGTAGGCGAATCGTCATAGGCAAGATTGTAAGCAATCTTATTGCCATGTTCCTTGTTTAGTGATTCGATGAGTTCATTGGTAAACCCATCTTGATCAGGGTACTTTCGTTTTGCCATCTTTGGTCCTCGCTGTTATTGTCTATAGATCTTCTAGGTCAGCAAAAGCTTCATCAAGTGACTTGTACTTTTGACCTTGTGATGATCCGCTAGTTGATGAAGTTTCTTGTGTCTGTGATGAGCTTGAAGAGCTTTCAAATCCACGTGTAGACCCAACATCATCAGTACCATCGTCATTTAGCCAATCATTGACAATCTTTTCTAGCTCTTCGTATGACTTGCATGTAAACATGTCATCTAGATCAGGAATTGAAGTGAGAAACGTGTTAACCGTGTCACTATTTTCACTCAAGACGGACTGCTTGCCGCGGGGTCGAACCTCAGTGGTTGCCCATTGACGTCCTGGTGCTTTTGTGCAAACAACCTTCACATCACGTCCTTCAGTTGGATCTGTGATGTCTCCATAATCCTCGTCAAGCATAATATTGAGGAGTGACTGGTACACCGTCTTTCCAAAAGACCAGATACGAACACCCTTATCTTCCTCACCGCGAACAACTACAGGTGCATAGCAACGCATCTTTGGGTAAAGCTTTTTTGCCAACTCGTATGATTCCTTTGAACCATCATCTCGCAGCTTAGTGATTAACTCCTGAATAGGATCAGCCTTTTGAAACTGATACGGTGCCAAGAGACCTGGGTTATTGCCGATGTTATAGTAAAACCAAAGCTCTTTAAAAGGTTGCCCGTCATTATCTGGGAATGAAAGAAGACGAACTGAATGTTCTTCACCTTCTTGAGGACGCCACGTTACGTTTTGTCGGGAATTTTGTCCAGAAAGCTTGTTTAGCTTTCGACGAATTGCATCAAAATCAATTGCCATTATATTATCTCCTTAATTTGCAATAGTCAACTTTTATTGCCTGTTATAGTCTAGGCTAGACTAGTCAATTGTTCAATATTCAGTAATTTATTTTCGTGATTTTTTAGACTTGCTGCGGGTCTTTTTTGGATATGAGGAGTCTGTTCCCATAGGTGTTATAGCACCGGCAACAGCACCTGCAGCAGAAAACTCATCTACCTCTTCTTCTTCCTCATCGCGGCCCTTAGTCTTGTCTGGCTCGACAAGCAAGTCAGGCTTTTCTTTAGAGGCTTCAATTAGTCGGTAGATGTATTCTCTTAATAAGTCAAAATTACGCATAAACATAAATATGACGTCACACCCTTTTTGCAATTTGAAGTGCTACAGCTAGATCAGGCTCTGATCCTACATAAAACTTATTTTCCTCGAGGTGTGAGCCTTGTGAGAGACGAATAGCCATAAACTCGTCATGTGTAAGCTTGACTCCAAAGTGCTGCAAAATCATTAATGTTCTGTCGTGCACTGTAGCTTTGGGTATGACTTCGTTGTACTTGTAGTTCTGACCTAGCTTTTCACGATGCCAGTCCGACTCTTGATCAACAAAAAGATTGTTGGACAAATCACCTACTTTACCTATCTCGTGAAGTAGACCTACTTTTAAAAGTGATGTTGTGTTTAGATTGTCAAATAGATTAGCTGCTTTCTTAAGCTTTGACGTTGTCTCTAAACTATTTTGGATTAGTCCACCTGGAAAACAACCTGGTGAAGAGTCGTGTGTTGCTGCAGGAGCTGTTACTAACCTTTCTCCTAGAGCTTCCAAAAGGTTATTAACGCCTTCGTCTTCAAGCTTTTTACAAAGCCTTTCAAATGTTTCCCAGTTATTTTTTATGGTTTCAAAATCAGGTGTGCTCATTTATACCTCCAATCTATCAAATTATACACAGAGGTAACATTTTGTATTGTATTCTAGTCAAACAATACTACAATTCTGCCTTGCTCAATACTAACCTCAAGTTGTTTTTCCAATCCTTGCAAAAAACCTGCATTATGAGCACCTGTAAGAGTGTGTAACATATAAAGAGCACCGTCACGTGGGCTTATTTTTCGAGTAGTAACTTCAACAGCACGCACAGTCTCCTCTTTCATAGGAAGACTTATGATCTTTGCTCCTCCATATGCAGCTGACATTATTTCGTTGCCAAATATTGCTGATCTTATAAGACTAACGACTTTATCAAAATCATTTGCGCCTCCTGCCGGACCAGATACACCTAGGCGCTTCATCAGCTCTTTAGGGTTTTCGCTGGCAAGAGCACCTGCCTCTTTAATTTTCTTTTTAATTCCACCCCGACCAACTTTACCTTTTTTAACAGGACCAGAATCTTTCTTTTTTGTCGGTTCTTTCTTAGGTTCGCTTTTCTCTTTTTCTTCCAAGATTAATTTAGCTACTTCTCTTCGAAGAAAATCTTTAATGCTGTTCATGGCTAGCTCCTCGATACCCTTTTAATTATCATTTACAGAAGTCATTTTCGTTTCATAATCGCCAACGTCATCTAAATGTAGAATTCTGGACATTGATTGAAGTTCTTGTCTTTTAGACTTTGAAACTTGACACACTAAAGCATCATGAATTACATAAAATGACTTGAAATTACTGTCAACATCTAGTGCACTTTTACAAAAGTCAGAAAACATACTTAATGCAGCATCAGATGTTGTTGATTGCATAAAGTGACTATATACTTTCTGTATTTCGTCAGTTCTTGTTGCTAGACGTCTTCCAAATAAATTTGTAATATAACCACGTTCCTTCATTTCCTGCGCCAGCTTTGTTGTGACTTGATTTACTTTAAAGTGTGACTTTAAATTATCCACAACTCTTTTAGCTTTAAATTTGCTTCCTAAAAGATTTGTTAAGCTGTTTAGACCTGCTCCATACAATGCTGATAGACTTGCAACCTTAATTACGTCTCTTGGAAAGTCAAATCCTAGATCTTTGGAGATCTGATTATATACATCACCTTCTGCTGTATTTCCTGAAACATATAACGCAGTTCTAGGTTCTGCAGACACCAAGTCAATCTGGACAATATCACATCCGTCTTCGGCTTTAATGATATCTCTGTATCTAGCAGGCAACGTTAAAATTTTTGGTCCTTTCTTGACTGTCAATCTTCCTGTTGCAGTGCCTACCAAGTCGTATTTTATAGAAGGCGCCAAAGATTCAATTGGAGCAAATGACCTCAAAGACGTTTCAACAGTCATGCCTTTATCGTTTTGATGTATATATTTTGCGAGTTTATCAACATCGACAATAGGTCTACGAAGCTCTGTAAGAAACTTTCTTATTTTTTTGTATGTTTTATGGTATCCAGATGCTTCCAAAGCACAGATGCTTAATTTCGCGTTCTCTGCAACATTCTGTAGTAAGTCTGTATATTTCTTTTCACCCAGAATCCATCTCCAAGGTATCTGAAAGTCATACCCATCAGGATAAAGCTCTGTAAATGTCTTTACATGAGACTCCGGAATCATTTTCAGAGGTTCTTCAAATTGAACTTCTCTTAGAGTTTCGACCGAAAGAGGTGCGTCGTGAAATCCAAAAGTCCAGACATTGTCAACAAAATTGTCATACCACTGTATGCAATTATCACCCATCAAAAGATGTCGTTCCATACCAATAGAATTTTTGTTGAACAGTATTTGCATGTTACATTGTAAATGCACATGTAAATTTGTACAGTCTAGCTGCTGGAGTCTTCTTCTTTTTCGTCCGCAATGACGTTAAGTGCCTCTTCGACCCTGTCTGTCATCGCAATAAACTTACCAAATGTGTTGAGTTGAACAAACTTGACGTTAGACTTAAATTCACCTGAGGCAATTGAATGATCAATACCTGTAACAGCATATACATTGTCTGCAGTTGTTCCAGTTCCAAAGTCAATGAATATTTGCTGACCGAATCTCCACAAAGGACAGCCCATTGTTTCAATGTTTAGCTCCATAGGTGCAACTCTTAGTGGAACTCCAGCATCTCGGTGACCTTGCGGGTCAGTCGCACCGGATTGACCTGCTCTTAGCATGTTGACTGTAGCTAATTGAGGATTTTGCATACTTGAAAGATTTGCACTCATAATTCCGGAGCCTAAAGAGCCGTATCTAACTGACGGCATATTTGATGCTATAAAGTTCTTCAGTGCCGGAAAGCCTCCTTTAATTCTAAATCTAGGCTTTGCAAATTCTTCAACCTTAACAGACTCAGCACCTTCAGACTCTACTTTGGCTCCTGCAATCTTTGGAATAGGCTCAAGCATATTTGAATCCATTGCTTTTTGAATCAGAGCAGTAAATTCTTTATAAGCTTGGTCTCTAGAGCTTTTAAGATCGATTTCTTCTCCATTCTTTGCAGCTTCAGCAGCTTCTGATGCACTCGGGCCCGTGTTTCCGTGTTTAATTTTTCCTGCCAGTCCTGTTATCTGACCCGTAGCATTTCCTTGCATTGCAGACAACATTTTTCCTATTGCAGCATATTTTGTAGCTTGTGCATCGTAAAGATGTATCCTTAGAATATTTTTAGCTTTTGGAGCTTCACCAGAACTAGCACCTGTACTTTCGGTTGGAGGAGCTGCCGGGACACATTCGATCTGAACTTTTATTCTTGGCATTTTAAATTCTAAATCAGAAGCATCGCCATTTCCATATGCATGCTTAAGTACTTCATTTTGTGCCATTGCAATTTCAGAAGGTGATGCGTCCTTAAATTTGGCATTCATCTTTCTTTTCTTTAGGTCGTCCTTGTCTCTTTCTCCGTATATTTTGGTCATGCCATACGCAGGATTTCCTTGATCAGCAAGAAAGTTTCCGTTAATGAATCCCATGAAACGTCCTACACTTAAGTTTGGATCGTTTTTGGTTTCTTCTTTAAACATTAATTCAAAATCATCAGCATCAATCGGAAAACATGCAAGATTCATTCCGTGCACATAACTGGCCTTGTCGTTAATTGAGTAAAATATAAACTGTATGTCATCATACTGTTTTGTTGCTGCAATTGGAAGACCTAGAAATGTCATTATGACCTTTCCTAGGGAAACAAACTTAGGAGCCTTGATTGTATTATCTTTGCAATCATACCCAACAAACCACGGATCATCTGTCTTTTTAAGGAGAGAAACTTTTCTCTTAACTTCATTAGCTACAGTGTCTTGTGCTTTTTTGGCTGCACCGCCTTTTCCGTTTTTGCCATAAAGCTCAGTCATTTTAGAAGCTAGATCTTTGAGAGGACTTCCCTCCGGAGCTTTTGAGTTTCTAGAAATAAACTTTGCAATTTTTTCTTGAGTCTCTTTTTTCATTGACATGGCGCCGCTTGTAGAAGAAGATGCTGTTAAAAAGTCTTCTCCACCTGCGTCAGCTGCCATCCCGCTGCCTCCAGATTTTCTGAGTATTTCAGAAACTGCCTTGGTTAACTTTTCCATTACCTTGACAGATTCTTCAACAGCACCACCCATACCAATCTTAACTTGATGAATAGAGTTGGCACCCATCATGGACAACTTGATATCAATCTCAACTTGACCCACGTCGTCAAAATTGTAAGATGTATTAATTACTCTGTACTTCTCTTTACAGCGAAGCGCACCTAAAAAGTGACCCATCAGATATTTTTCTCTGTCGGCAATTTCAGAGTGAACCTTATATTCAGGATGTGCCCACCCATATTCTATTAAAAGATGAGAATTTCCAAATGCGTCAGGCTTTATGAAAGGCTGAATTTCTGCTAACCTAGATCTATCGTGTAGGACCAGTTTAAGGCTAGCTGTTTTAAATGCAAACATTCCGCCGCCTGGAGCGACATTAAAGTTCAAGGACATGAGCGACATAAACGGTCTAAATCTGTCAATTACAGGAGCAGCTCTACGTCCTCCTGGCGACATTGTAGACTCCTCTGTCTCTCCTGTCAAAAGATTCTGCCTTCTAAACTGATCCGAATCTGCCTCAAAATACGGATCATTTCCTGGAACTAGTGTTTGAGGAGATGTGAACATTTCCATCCCAGCTGTTGCAATTGGAGGTATATTAGGTGGTGGTGTTTCAGAACCTGCTTTCTCGTCAGTCGATTCTTTGGGTGGTTTATTTTGAAACTCTGTAAAAACATCAGCGTCTAGTGCAGATGCGATTTGACCGCTCGCGTCTCCAAACTTTACTTTGTCAGCACCCATTAAGAATTGTGCTAAGCTCATAGTGGAAACTCTTCCACCCTCGTTGTCTACATTTGAAAGCTGAGGTGAATTTGTAATTGCTACGACGTCTATAAATGGAACACATCTACTAAACTCTAATGTAGGAACAGCGTTTAAAAAAAGCGATAGTGCTGATGTGTCTTGGGTTCCTGGCCCGAACCTAACTGGCCAAATTTGAACACATGATAGGTTTGGAGATATCGATCTGTCCGGATCACTAGTTTTTCCATTGATCGTTGTGCCCTCTCCTTCTCCTTGAACTCCTAACATTTTTTTAATGGAAAATGTTTTGCTTGGTGTAGGATGTCCTTGCTGTTTATTTTTTGGACTTCCATTCATAATCCAGTTTTTGCCACCTTCGTCAAACTCAGGCTCAAATGTTACCGTAAAAGTTTCTGCCATTCCCATCTTAACGGAATCCACGTCAACTTCTTCGCCGTCTTTAGGCTTAGTGTAATCAGACAACCCGAGCAAAAACTCTGACATTGTCTTGCCACCTTCCGTTATGTCCAGCAATGCATTGGCAGCTTTATGTTCTGGATTGGGTGTTGGTGGCGTAAAAAAGTCTGAGGTTGGATCGTAAGTTGGATCAATCATTTCAGCAACAAATGCAGCCTTGGTAATTGTTCCAAAATAGGAAGCTAGCTGATTTGTAATTTTATCAATCTTGCGATCTTTCATCCAACATATGCCTTAATCTGCGATATATCTGTAGGAACTCTTAAAACTGTACCTGGTGGTACCTGCATCCACCAACCAATTCTTGAAGCTGCAGCGATAACCCACCAAAGTCGACCATCACCAAGCTCTCTTGCAGCAATATGATCCAGCCTTTGACCTTCTTCTACTATAACAGTTTTATAATCAATTGTACCATTTTGTACACCTAAGTGAATAATTGAATGTGCACGTGATGTTCCTAGTTGAACACCGCCGAGCAATCGATTAGTTCTAGAATACCTGCTAATTGTCATGTCTGCTCTCTTTTATTTAAGGCTTTGCTTTCTTAGCTGCTTCAACTGCTTTATTCTTTTTGCCGCTGCCTTTTTCTAATGATTTGCCTTCTGCTTTTGCAGCAATTTCACTAGAAGGATGGTTTTCTGATACAAGAAGTTGATCATCAAGATATGGATCACCTCCAACAATGCCGGAGAATTTTCCTACATTGAATGGAACAGATGTCATCATTCCGTGATGATCAAGACCCATATGAAGATCATGTACCGGTGCGAAGGATACTGAAAGCTTTACCATTTTTGGTGCTCTACGTCCTTTTGTGATTTCCCACGTAGACTCTGCCCAGTCAAATGTTAGCCCTGTAATAAAACCGGCCAAGCCTCTACCTCTTGTGCTTTCAAATGATCGAACAATAAAGTTTTTATCAGGGTCAAAAAAGTTTCTAAATCTTTCTTCACCTTCCTGAGAGGGTGGATCACCTTTCATATGCTTGGCAGCTAGCTCATCAATAATTTTTTGCTTTCCTTTTTCGGAAAGACCCACAATTTCACCATGTTCTGCTCTGTGGTGCAAGTACTCAGATTTGATATTACCTAAGGACATGTGTGCAGGTGATCCCTCTTTTATTTTGACCAGGTAAGTCATCATTCCTTTGCCGTCCCAAGCAGGTGGATCATCTCCCAATAAAGCAGCAGCAGCTGCTCCAAACCCAGTTGGCTCGTTATTAGGAGCAGGAACTCTTTTAATTACTTCAACTTCAACATTTTGCGAATATTGGTGAAGTCTTCCTTCGATCGCTTCAGGGCCAACCTCTGGGCTTTGCTCAGAACCCATTTTTCCATCAGCTGTTCTTGGCCAATATTTCGTAGGGTTAGAGTTTAAAAGAACAAGATCACCTTCAGCATATCCTAAATCATCTAAGTTAGAACCCGCCTGAACAAGTCCGGCAACTGACATTTGCTTCATATTGAATATTTCTATAGCTTCTTCTTGAGCTTTTTTCTGAGCTTCTAGTTGTTGTTTCTTTGCTGCTGCGTCTGTGTCAGTCTTCTTGTCAATATTAAACTCTGTATCAGAATTTCCTAGACCAAAAAGCCTCTGTAAGCCAAACTTAGAATAGTTGGACTTAAGCATGTCACCTAAGCGAACACGTATCATAGGGCTTGCTGTTGGTATTTGAGAGAACGGCTGAATAAACTTGTCATCGTCACCGTTAATCATTTGACGTCCTCGAGACCATTGAGGATAGCACATTGACACTATTTTATTAATATTCCAGTACATAACATCCAGGTCTGCTTCTGATGTAGCTGCAACCGTAAAGTCAAAGCTAATTGATCTGGTTGTTTTATTATAAATCTTGACATCGTCAGATCTTCCGTATCCAGAAGTTGACGTATAATCCGTACTAAACCCGTCAGAATACGCACCTAGAAATGCGTGAAATGATATGATCTCATTTGTTCTCAAGTCATGAAAATAAAAAGGCATATACTCAGCCTCTAAAGCATTTTCTATAAACTCAACGTACTCATTAGACAGTCTGCCTGGTGTGTCTCCCGATGTTAGGCTCTTGTTGAAACTATTTAAATTTCCTCCGCCGTCAATATCTTCTTTTGCCGGTTTGCCTCCGTTGGCAAAATAAAGTTCGGAAAGTGAACTACTGGATTTACCTCTTTTGGCAGATATTAAAGCGTTTTTAAAGCTATCTGGTAAAATATATCTAGATGGAGAAGCACTATGTCTCCATGCGAGACGACTCTCAAGCTTTGACCCAGGATATTTTGCACCTCCAGGAACTGGTTTTGCTCTACTCTTGGAAATTCGCGTATTTGGAGATTCCAGCATTCCATCTACATCTTGAGGATTTCCTAAAGACTTGAGGCCGTCAATTCCAGATCGTATCTGGTTTCCTAGCTTTGCCATCTGCATCAAGAATTTCCATGTTGCAGATGATGTTAAAGCCTCAACAATGTTAAAAATTTGTAATAAAGCATCTGGTCCAAAAGGAATATTAGAGGTCGCTTGAACAATTTGATCAACATCTCTAATAACAGATCTTGTTATAGCACCATAGTAACCCGGTGAGCCCGCAACTGTCTGTGCACTTTCTAAAAGACTGTTTAAGTCTAGATCACCGCCAGAAGGAAGTTCTTTAATGCCGTAGAAAGATAAAATACCCAGGTAAACACATTCAGAAAAATCAAATTGAACAGCCGGCACACCCAGCATTGTCCAGATCATATCCCCGGTCTTTTGACCTTTGGTCATATGCTTACCTTTTTGCAAAGTATGTGGCTTGTCTGGGTTGACAGGAGTTCTAGGTGTACCTGAATCTGACGGTTTAAGTAAATCAATCAGTTGACTTATAACAACAGTTGCCAGGCTAAGTGCTACAATTCCTGCAACAGTATTAATAAATGATCCAACTGGCAATGCTTCTGCGTAAGGTTCAATCGGTGAATGTAAATGACCATAACTCTTATTGTCGCTCTCACCTTTTACCAGCTCACCTTTATCTTCAGCAACAGATGAAGCTGCCGGCATTGATCGTGGTCTTAACCCCTGTGTGTCAACCATCTTAAGGCCGGTGATTTGCTCTAGAGTCGGAAGGACTCCTGCAACCAGCATACTTTCAAGATCAGCATCGTGTCCTGTTCCTGCGACAACCATTTGGTGGCCGACTTTTGATATATCATCAATCTTTACAGTTGGTTGATTCTGTGTGTATTTACCTAACTCCGTTTGTTTAGTGTATCCAAGGCTTAAAGCAGAATTATCCTGCATAAACGGTGTTTGAGGTGATGGATTAAAACGATTCGAAGTCAAAACAGCTGATATCTTTTTTTGAACTTCAGATCCTGCCGGGGCATAAGTCGGAGGTGCACCTAAGTTTGTACCTGTTGGTTGGACAGGCTCAATGTCAGAATAAACAGTATGACCAAATTTTTGACTGTTTTTATCGTCTTTGTTTGCTAAAGATGCAATACCTTCTGCATTGTTAAAATCTCCAGTACTAAGGTTGTCAAACTTTGCTTTTGCATCGTCGTCAACTGTATCTATAAAACTGCCTAGAGTCGTGCCTGCTGTCTTTAGCTTTTTAGAGTCCCCTTTTCCTTTTTGAGGATTTGTCTGATTTGCCGGCAATCCTGTAGACGGATCGGTCAGTCTCATATCAACAAGATCCGGATCTACTGCGAATGCATTTGGCTTCTTAGCTGAACCAGCTTCTCCTTTTGTGACGCGAGATAAAAAGTCACCTAATGTAGCTTTGGAAGTTTTTGATATGTCGTGATTTCCAATGACAACATTGCCTGTAATATCATCACCTGTCGACTCATATCTAGGATTATAAAGCTTTTGAGGAGTTTCCTTGATATCAGATTGAGTATCACTCGTCTTCTTTGTCATCGACTGTCTCCTCTTTTACTTTTTCTAATAAGTATTTTAACCGGTCGACTACGCTTGATAACCCTTTGACTTTGTCAAGTGTTTGTTGACGATGTTTTTCATCAAAGTCTTCAATAAGCTTAGACATCATGTTGGGAACACTGTTAGCAACCATGGTTTCTTTTATAACCCTCTGAAAGGTTTCGCCTTCGTATTTATTTTTATTGTCTTTGCTCATTACTTGGTTCCGTCACTTGATGCTGCAACTTCACCCGTAGCAGCAATAGTTTGTGCCATCTTCTTAGAATCAATATTTAGCGTAAAGTTTGCGTTAATCACAAAAGGCTTAGGTTGCTCTACTTGCATCTTAAGAGGTCTACTAGATGGATTTGCCAACACTTTCGCCAATTCTATAACTGTAGACATTTCAATGTCATTTATAGCCGTAAGAGTATTCTTAAGCTCTTCTATTGATTGATTAATTGTCACAATTTTATCAGCAGTCATTCCATCCATTTCTTCTAGAACGTTAAATGCTGGACCTACACTCTTTGTCATCATTCTAGAAAACTTAGACATATTAGTAGATGCTTTTCCTAAGAGTTTTGTATCCATGTTTCCTAAAGAATCGATCATTTTGTGTATACCGGTTCCGGCGTCTTTGGTGCCTAGGGCTTCAGCAATTGAATCTATTACCTGCTTGACGCTTTGATCGGCTGATTTTAAACCTTGCAAAGCTGAAAGTCCTTCAGCAAATCCAGCCATGCCTTTGAAGAACTTATTTAGCTTATTAATTCCGGAATGTGTAACTTTTGTTTTCTGAATATTTTCGACAAGCTTTGACATTCCGTTAATTACAGTCTTTATACCTTCCTGAGCTGCATTGGCTACTTCACCAATCACAGATAGTCTTTCTGACATGGTTTTGCTTTCTCCTTTTTTGAGAGGAGGCAGAATTCCCATAATGTCTTTCATTGCAGATGCAAATACACCTACACCTTCTAGGAGCTTAGAGACCTTATTGACGTCTGAAGTTCGAATCTTTGCCTTTTTAACTTCTTCAACAGATGCCATAAGTGCCTTAATAAGACCCGGTAGTTCAGTCTTTATTGAAGAAGATACTGAACTTACAGTCGTCATTACATTTAATAGTCTAAATGGATCGATCGATTTGGTGTCAGCAGGCACCAGGCTCATGACATCTTTTAATGCTCCTGCAAATTCACCAACTGCACTCAAAGCAGTCGATATCATTTCCATTCCTTTTTTTGTTTGATCAGATCCTTTACCGCCGATCTTAGCAGCAGTCTTTAAAATTGGTGTAATTACTGCATGTAGAGATTTAGACATGGTTGTTGATATGCTTTTTATCATTTTCAAAACAGTAGGAAGCGCCGATTCTACCTTTTTAAGGCTTCCTCCTTTTGGCAATACCAACTTCATAGTGTCCATTATTGCACCAGCAAACTTAGAAACAGAATCAATTGCTGCGGATACGAGCTTGATTGCGGGTTCAACTTTTGTTGCATCTAGTTTTGCAACAGATTTAACAATAGCAGAAATAATAAAATACAAACTTCTACCAACAGATGATGTAATTTGATACAGCACACTTTCTCTAGGCTTATCTTTCGGACCAAATAAAGACTCTATAGCACCAAAATCAATTTTTCCTGTCTTTTTGCTTTTTACGAATTCCAAAGTCTTGAATAACTGAGCAGTCATTTTACTTATGACTTCCATAGCAGATCCTACTAGTTTTATCTTTGGCTCAATTGATTTTATATCCCCACCTCCTGTAACAGAGTCTGCAGCTGTAGTTACTGCAGACACAATTTCAGGTAAGTTTGTCTTAATCATATCAACAAGGCTGGACATCAGATTTCTTAAAGTTCCCATCATGGTGTCTTGAGGTTTTCGACCCTTAATCTTATCTACTATTTTATCAAACCACCCTTTCTTCTTTTCCTGCTCCTGTGTCATTTTTAGTATTTCTTGTGCAGGATCCAAAAACTTGGACATGATATCAATAACTTTTGCAATGAGCTCTATTCTTTGCTGAGTACCTTCTCCTTTTGGTATCTCGACTTTCAATACTTCTTGTATCATAGGTCCGATACTAGCTTTAATCGTGTCAAAAATAGATGTCATCATTCCTTGGACACTAGACATCATTGTTGAAAATTTGGCTGTATTTACTTTACCAGATGAGAATATACCGCCACCCTCTGTTGATGATTCGATCATGGTTTGTGCTAGATCAGCAATCGGTGGTACGACTCCTCCAATTAGTTTTCCTAGACCTTCAATGACCTTTGCAATTGCGCCTACTGCTCCAATTTGATCTTCAGGTATTGAGTTGGCAACTGTTCCAATGGATGTAATCATACCTGAGATGCCACCTATTAGAACATCCATAAATTTAGTTACCGCTTTTATTGTACCGCCTTGATTTCCACCTTCCTCAACTGCAGCTGTATCTATGGCTGCCAAACCAAGTGCAACGTCACCAATTTTTGCAACTCCATCAATAGCAGCATTAATAATGTCGATCTTCTTTCCTAAGGCGGCTGAAGCTGGTATCGGCATTGCTGCAAATGCTGCCAACGGCTGAACCATATTGTTAGCAATCAGACTCATAAAGTCACCGATGAGCTCAATACCTTTTTTCATAAGCCAGCCGCCAATAAATGGTACAGCAAACGGAACCAAAAGAACAGCAGTAAGTGCAGTGGTCACCAAAGCACCCATGGCAGCACTTAATGCTTTTGCGTTCTTGACTACTGCTTGTCCATTAATGTTCATTGCCCCAAAGTCTTCCAGCGCGCCACCCATTAATTTAGCTGTTAGTGCCAAGAATCCTGAAGCTGGAAGAATTCCTACCATGCCAATTACTGCAGGAACTGTTAAAGCTGCAGCTGCCAATGCCATCGGTATGGTCGCAATTAGAGCTGTTGCTAGAAGTCCCATGTTCTTTGCAGCTTCGAGCATCTTTATCTTTCCAAGCTTGTCCTGAAGATAACCTAATGCGTTTGCATATGCCCATGCTCCTGTCATTAGAAAACCTGCACCTGCAATGGCACCAGGCATGCCGACCATGGCGGGAATAAGGAGCAGTGCGGAAGCAACTGCCATTGGAACTGTAGCAATAATTGCTGCTGCCAAAAGACCCATATTAGCTGCAGCTGACTTCATATCAACCTTACCCATTACTACGTTGACAACACCTAAAGCAGCTGCATAAGCAACACCGCCCACAGCCAAGAAAGCAGCACCTGCTAAGGCTCCTGTGCCTGCCAGAATCATAACTGGAGGTTGCATTAGAATGCTGGCTGCACCAAGAAGGACAGTGGCTCCAACTGCCAGAACAAGCATTCCCATGTTCTTAGCAGCTTCTTTCATATTGACCAGGCCCATCGCGATATTGGCAACGCCTAAGGCAGCAGCAAACGCGACACCTGCAGTTGCTAAGAAAGCGGCACCAGCTAGAAGTCCGAGTCCAGCTTTAATTGTAGATCCGGCATTGATTTTTTCACCTGCTTTTGCTAATGAAACTGCGGCACCTGCTGAAACTGCTAGACCAATCATTGCAGCAGGTACCTTTTTCCAATCGACACCATCAAATGCTGGTGCTGCAACTTTTAATGCCTTACCAAATGCAACTGCACC